GCATGGCCTGTTCTTTTAGGCTCGGCGGTTTGGGCCTGCGTGCGGCAAAAAGCGCCTCATGTTCGTGCTCGTGACCTTCTAACTTCAGCCACTCACAACACGCCTCCAGCTCCTGGTCGCTGCCCCATTGGGCGGCTTGGGTGGCAACGTGGTCAGCGGCAAGTCCGCGTTCGTACTCTTCACTTAGCCACTGCCGCACCAACTCTGGCGGTGGGGTGATGGAAAAAGAATAATTCTCAGTCATTTTCAATGCCAATAGCTTGTTTGTTTGCATAGTCGCTGTGCAAATACTGCCAGCGAAGAAGCGATGAAATGGAAGCTGGTTCGATGCCCATGTCTTCCAGTAGCAGTTCAAACCATTCTGCCATGGTGTCAATCACTTCCACCACTTCCGCGCTGCCTGGCTCTTTTTCAAGAGCTTCTCCCAGCATTTCTTGAAGCTTGGTAAATTTGCTCATGATTAAATGCCAGTGGCAGCACGGTAAAGTTTAAGGCACATATCCTCATGCTTTTGTTTCCATAGCTCTAAACGACTCTCCAATTGCTGGAGACTGAGCTGTCTGTTTAAGCGTTGAGGACGTTCCCAGTCAAGATCAGGATCGTTGTCATAATCACCATCAGTAAAGAAGACCATAGTCAGAAAGCTCCTTCTTTGATGGCACGCGAGTAAGAAAGCATATATTCTTCCAGATCTGCGCCAGTAGGCGTTTCTTTGACAATCTGTTCATGATCCTTTTGTGCTTGCTTTAGAGAGGCTTGAAAAATGTGCTTGATAGAGCCGAGTGCAATGCGCTGCTTAACATTCGGCTCATCGTCAATTGCCTGCTCTAATGTGCAAACAAAATCCTGAAGTTCTTTTACTTTGATAGGCACGCTAGCAATGGGAGAGCCGAAGCTCATCACCAGGCGATCGTCGGAAGTGAAAGCTGAAAGCTTCTCTCCCCAATGATAAAAGCTTGCGGTCATTGCTTTAAAGAGAAAGGGCATGCAAGCTCTCGCCCGCATGCCCTGTAGTATGCCGCCTTCAGCAGGCCAGGTCAAGCGTTGTAACAATGCTTAACAGAGCCTGCCCTTTCCCTCAGTTCCAGTGTGGTGCGATAAGCCGCCTTGTGGCTTGGCAGGGGCCTGTCCCTCCATTTGGTGGCAATGCAGTGGCATGCTCCCATGGGCTCTAACACGACGTGCCTGTTGGTGCGATCAAGCAAGATTTGTAAGGCTTGGCGCTTTCGCTTGGAAAGGCCAGGCTCTGGCTCTTCAATACCCACTCGCGCATAGTCCGCTAGCTCAGAAAGATCGTCTAGTGAATTGGTAGTGATCACGAAATGGCGCCCACGACGCTGAGCCTTGTTCCATGCAGGGTGGATGTTTTCTGCTGCTAGAGCTTTGGCATCTTCTTGAAGCTCAGGAGGAAGCACAATATGAACCGTGGGTGCCAGTGGTGTGCCTTCAACAATGAAGGAAGGCTGATGGGTGTCCATGAAGAATCAATGGAAAAGGAATTCACGGCTTTTGAAGATAACAAGCGTGTTGCCCCATGTGCGACGAGGAAGCAACGCTTCAGAGCCCATGCTGTTCTGCCAACTAATGGAAAGTGGGCCTAGCCACATTGTTCCCCAGTCGCTGCTGCAAATAATGCCGATGAAGTCGTTCATTGTTCAGGAAGGGGTTTGATTTCTTCAATCATGGCAATCTTAATGTCAGGACGCATTGCAAGCATAAAATGTTCAGCTTGCTTCGGAGAAATGGCGCCTAGAGCAATAGTTTTACCTTCGGAAGTGGTAATTTTGAAAGTACGACAAGGAGTCATAAGTCTTCCTCGATGTGTTCAAGAATGGCTTGAGAGAGTTCTTTCTCTAGCATAATTTTCCAATCCTTATCACCGCCTAAGCTTCCCACTTCACAAATGAGATGGAGACTGTCTGAAATGCGAGTGGCATCCATCATGCATGCAACGGCTTCTGGCATTTGACCAATGCCAAACAAATCCTCTGCTGCGTTCGTATGAGCCTCAAACCACTTCCCTAAGCAGTACAGCGCCACCTGGCGGTAGGTTTCATCACCATAGTGCTCTAGGAGGCTTTCAATGGCGGTGTGGAGCTTGGGAGGCACGCCTACAGTGGCATGATCGCTGAGGTGGGGAGCAATGGAAGCAGAGATGGCTTCACGCTTGCCCTGCTTTGCTGCAGCAGCTTCACGCAGAAATGCTTCAGCAGTGGAGAAGGTAAAATCTGAGGACAATGGAAGGGAGCAACAATGATAGTGTGCTCACGCTAGCGGCCTTTGTCAATAGTCGTTCTCGTTAATTGTTTGTAAAGGGATGGTTTCAGGCCATTCTTCTTTCTCAGGCTCGGTCTCAAACGATACTGGTGAGGCCGATGCAGGCAGAGAATTCTCCCGGCGTTCTTCCGTAGCCTTCGCTTCCTTCTCCTTTGCAATGGTGGAAGAAAGATCTTGTAGGAATTTGCGATAGGACGTGTCCTGCTGCTCAACAGGCTTGTGCTCGTTAAGGCCAAGCAGCTTCGCCTGTTCTACCAAGCTGTTCTTGGCTACGTTGAGGAACGATGGATCGCCAGCACTCTCTTCGATTTTGACCATCTCCTTGCTGCCTTCACCATCGCCTTCCATGATCGTGACAGTGCGCTTTTTCTTGCTGCTTTCAAAGCTATTGAGCGCCAGATCCTTGAGGTCCATCTGCTCTTTCAGAAGACGTGCCCGATGCACGTCTTGGTTTTTCAGGATTTCCTCTGTATATAGCTGCCTATTGAAATGCCGGTCTCCATTAACTGTTTCCTTGCTTAGCTTGAGAACATTTGCAATTTGGCGATTGCTCATTCTGGCAGCAAGAAGCTCTTGCACCATCCACCGCCTAAGGCCAAGCATTTCTTTGCTATAGCCAGCGGGACCAACGCCACCATTTACTTTCGTATCGCGCACTGCTTCAAATTGCGTGAGACTGATGCCGGCTTTCTTCAATGCATTAGCAGCGTATTGAAGCTCCTGTTCTGGGCTCTCGAAATCAATCTCAGGCTTAGCCATTACGTCGCGCTATTCTCTAATGAATTGTATCTCCTTTTCCATGGAGAGAGCGAACAAATAGTTCAGTGAAACGCTCCATTTGAGCGGTGGCCATGCTCGCTGGATAGCCATCAATCGCTTTTTTCAAGCTACATAGCTCTTGCCATTCTTCTTGCGAAAGCTCTTCTTCTGACGATGCAGGAAAAATGGTCATAGCAAAAGGGGCGCACCAAGCGCCCCGTTCCAGAAAATCAATGATACTGCCAAAAGGCTTGATCCATTAAGGCATCTAGCTCTACCAAGCGTTTAGGACAATACTTCCTTACAAACTCCTCCATTTCTCCATGGAAGGAACTAATAATTTCTGCATAAGCAGCATCCAATCCTGCTTGCACTAGCTCATCACCAGTTTCACGACGATAGGCTACTGCCATGCAAGATTTGGGACTATCGCAATATTCGTTCTTGATTGTCTCAGGCATCGTTCTCCTCCTGCTCAATGGCAAAGCCGCTGTCAATTAGCTTTTCAATTTCATGCAGGCTAGAGCGCCAATGGCGCTCTCCATTATTATCCCGTGCTCCGTAAAGCGTACGGGCCGCTGGTTGCGGCCCTTTCCTAGGAGAAGAAAAGCCATAGTGAACAATTGGCAAGATTTCAGTGCCGTTATGTTCAAGCAGAGGCAAGTGATCGACTGCTCGTGGAGCGTTAAGCATTGTTCAGGAAAATTCCTTCGCAATACTAAAGAGAGTTTTGTTCAATGAAGGCTTGTTTGCCTTATGTAATGAACGTTTCGCCCTTGGGGGCTCCACTCTGGCTAGAGCGGCATTGCAAAGGTTTTAGGCATCGTTGGGCTTTGATCGTTTTTGATAGGTGATCTTGGCCTTGTGAATGAACGCTCCGCCCTTGGGGGCTACGCTAGCCCTGGCTGGCCATGCCTATGCGCTAAGGAGCCATCGCTGATGGGCTTGCGACACTTGGCTAGACCTGTGGTGAGGGTAAAGGGAGTTTGAGCCAAAATCAAGCGGGTTTATGCAGCTTCTTGTTCTGGCACAAGGCAAATGGAGATGGAACTGGTCGGCGCCATGATGGCATTGTCTCATCCGCTTTTCCCATGGACAAGGAAGCCATCACCGAATGGCTGGTCAAGCACAAATACAGCGACCCTCGTCTCATCCCTCAGCTTCACTGCCCGCTCTGTCGTCAATTGAACTATGAACGAAGAATTCAAGGATTACAAAATCGTCAAGCTGCCACCGAATGGTCCGAAGCCTGGACAGAGCACTAGGGCTTGGCTTTATGGCAAAGGCAAAGAAGAAGAGGAATTCAAAAAGCTGATAGACACTCAAAGCTTCAAAGGTAAGCGCAAATAGCAAAGGGGCCTGATGGCCCCTTTTTCATTCCTCATCGTCATCTTCAAAATCTGGTTGAGCCTTAAACCAGTCTTCTGCAAGTTCAACAAGCTTCTTTTGTGCTTCAGGCGAAAGCGGCGCCACAAGCGCCGCGCTCTCACTGTTGTCCCAGATGATTTTCACTTTTTCATTGCGATGGAATTTTCATAGTAATTGAAAACTATCGCCTGCTGAAAAAGCTAGACTATTCAAGCTGCTCGCGACGGTAAGCAGCGGGGAGGCTAGCAATAGAGCCTCCCTCCTATTGCGAGAGAGCTAGAACCAATCCTCTTGATCTTCCTTTTCGGGAAGATTTTCATTGGCAACCATGGAAACAGGCGGAGTAGTTGGCAGTTCTTCCTGATCGGGAGCAATATTCTGCTCTTCATTGGGAGAACTGAAATTCAGATCGGGGCCTTGGTAATCCCAAGAGTGGTACATGCGGGTGCGTTCATCGTGCGGTCCAACAATGAAGCTGCTGGTGATGAGCCCTTGACGGCGTGCCATTTCAAGGAGCTTGCCAGTGGTGACATTCTCATTCATGCCAGTGCCTAGCGACACTTGCTGCTTGCTGAAACGCTCGTGCGGACGCATGTTCACATAGTTGGCCACACGATCCAGCTCAGCAATGGAATTACCAAGCGGACCGGCATAGTCCCATCCATAGTTCACTGCATTGCGCTTCAAGACATGCTTACCAGCCAAACCACTCCTGCTCTTCACCCATTCCAAAATGAATTGGTTCTGATCGTAATTACCCTCCTGGCGATAGAGCTTCACCACTTCGCTGACGTTATCAACGAAGCTAGAGCTATCACGCAGTCCACCTTGACGATTTAAGTGGTGAAGAATGACGATGGAACATTTGTAAACATTGGCCATATCGCGCAATGCATAGAGAGAATCGCCGGCATTGCTTTTAATGAGATCAACGTTCATTCCAGCAAAGCAAGCAGTGAGCGAGTCGATAACGACAAACACTGGACGATGCTTCTTGATGAAACGCTCAAGCTGTTGCATATGAGCAAAGCGCCAAGTTTCCCAGAAGGAAATCATGCCAGGCTTGATATTGGCCTCTTGATAGCCAATAATGGAAAGCTTCTCTTTGGTGTCTGACAATGGTTCGTCAGCAGAGATGAGCAGGCATTTACCAGGCAGGCAACGGCGGCCAGACCATGAGGAGCCAGTAGCCACGCCTAATGCCCAATTGTAAACCAAGCTGGTGTTGTGCGTAACGATAAAATCGTCGGTTACGTAGGTGTGAGAGGGGTGGTCCACCATGATGCATTGAGCTTCATGGTCGCCGACATATTCAATGGAATCAAAGAACCTTGCCGGTACATATTTGGTCCGCTCGATCTCTTTTGATGCCTTGGATGCAATCTTGAAGCTTTTGAATCCAGGCGGCATTGAAATGAATGCCCTGTAACTGATGCGGCCTTGCTTCTTTTCTCCTTTATACGAGAACCACGGCTGGCGCTCGCTAGAAACAGCCTTGCCGCCGAGTGATTGCACGATAGTTACAACAGCATCGCGCAAGGCTTCAGAAGAGCTGTCAAACGTGGTACAAGTGCCACCGGTGGTGCCATCCGTATCCATTAAGCCATGAAGCAGTGCCAGGCGCTGTTCAACAGAAGAGTAGATATATTTTTCTGGGACAAATTTCTCCCATGAACGACACCCAAATAAATTAAGCTCCCGAAGGATGTCCCTCAAATTACCAGGCCCTGTACCGCATGTAACCGTATACTCAGTGCAGCGAGGCTTAATTGCATTAGTGGTTAAGCCATGACCCGGCGGCAGCAGGGCCAAAACCGAATCCGTAATTTCATCATCTGAAATGGTCAAGCTAAAGCCGCTTTTTGTAATAGAGCCATCTCCAAGAATTACACCAAGAAGATAAGGGTGAATGGGTAATTTTTGTTCTTCAAATTGAACTGGTCCAACCATCGGAATTGAATGATTCCTATCCTTACGTCCATGGTTTTTGTGAAGATGCAGTGTTTGGCGAATTTCAGACAGTGAACGAACGTTCCAGTCCCTGCTGCCATCACGCTCTTTTTGTGTTTTGGTGAGCCACAAATGCTCGTTGCAGCAATGGGTAGTAGAACCGTCACTCATTTGCACCTTGAAAATGGGCTTTTTACCTTGCGGGAACACGCCAGTAACCTTTGTGGCAGATCCATCCCCTGCAATTACTGCATCGCCCACTTGGATGTCCCCCATGAGCTTCCACCCAGTCGGAGTGAGCACCTTGGACCAAAGAGGGCCCGCTTTGCCAGTGCCGCCTTGCGCGGCAAGAAGAGTGACGCTACCAAGCGGAACGATGCCAGCAATCAGCCATTCACGAACGGAATCATCATCAATAAGCTGCAGCACGTCAATAGTTTCTATTTCTTCCTTGCCAAACAAACGAGACTTCGCCTCGTCAATCATCTTGTCAATATTGGCTTGGCTCATCTTCACGCCATGGGCTTCTAGCCATTGCGCTGCCTGAAAAGCCACACGAGCATCATTGTCATAAAGGCCGACCATGCGCTCGAAGCTGCCGATAATTTCCTCGTATGAAGGAAGACCATCTTTGCCTTCATGGCGATCCTTGGAAACGATGGAGGAAAGAATCAGTTCTTGATCTGCACCATCGTCCAACCAATCAGCTAAGTCGTAGCCACCATTTTGAGGAAGGCTATCCCATTCAAAATTATCAGGGTCGGCATAAAGCCATTGCGCTCCAGGATTGTCTGAAGCCACTTCTCGCATGAGAGCAATACCGGGCTCATCGCGATCAGGGCAGAGAACAATCTTCTTGCCACGAAACAACAGCGAATAGTCGCCGTTAGCGCGGTATTGTCCACTGCCACCAAGGAAAGTGACAGAAGGCAGGCCAATTTCCCAGAGCCTGTCGCAGGTGAGTTCACCTTCAACAATGAAAATGGGAAGCCCTGTCACTTGACAAGCGGTGAGCGCTTCGTCGTAGCGATAGGGGAGGACGGTGGTTCTTATCTCATCAATGTAAGCTTTACGTTGATGCGTGCCTTGTGGCACTGAAGGATAGGCTTGGCGAATTGTTTTCTTGCCACTTGCATCATCACGATGCACATTAATTGTGGTTTCGCCTTGCTTATTCTTGTAGGAGAAAGTGTAGGAACGTGCATCACGAAGAGGACGCTCCCAGCGATCTAATGGTGCAAGAATGTTGCGAATTTCAGCACGATGCTTGGCTGAATCATCATTGAAACAGTTATAAGCACCATTGCCTTCGTTGATAGAAAGATCATTGCCTCCGCATGCCGGGCAGATATATTTCCCTGGATGATCACTTGGCTCAAGCTTCTCAATGTGGTCCAGGATGGAGAATGCCATGGAAAGTGGTGGAGTCGCTCCCGTTGTAGCAAGGAAATCAAGAAGCAGCAGACTTATAAGCCAAAACAATACAAAGCGAAACAAACCATCAGTGAAAACAATGGCTTAGGTGGTTGGCAGGGCTCAAAACTATGGCTAGTCTGGCCATGTTCCCGATGCCTCTCGCCAATGGAACTCTGGCTAGCCGCCATCATCGGCTTTTCAATCGGCTACCTGCTCGCTCCCCTTTTTTATGACAAATGGTAACAAAGAGCTGAAAAAGGGCAGGCATTTCAGCTTAACTGACACTGCCTACGCCCATCTTGGCAACATCGCCCATGAAGCTCGATTGAGCCTCAGTGAAACCTTAGAACGCCTTGTTCGTTCCACGCCTATTTGGGAAGGCAGCGCCACCTTGGCAAATGGTGCCTTCGATCTCATCGAAGACTATTCCACCTCTCTTGAAACTGATTTCAATGAAAGTTTCCCAGCTTAAACTTGCCTGCGAGGAATTCGTCCTTGAGCATGGCGATCAGGAAGTAAAGCTTCTGTGGGAGCAAGGAACCATCGATGATGGTTTCGATGCTAAGTATTACGAACTTCCCACCGACATTCGCGCCATTCCTGATTGGCCCCTGCCAGGCAAGAGCATCATCACCAAGAATGAAGGCTCTGAAATGACCACTGATTTCGTCATTATGTATGGCGAATACATGAGTATTCCACAATCAAAGCAATGATCGAACTTACCACCAGCCAGTTCAATGCCCGCATGCAAAAGCTCGATCAAGAGCTTGCCATGTGCCTCGATATGTTCCTTGAGGATACTGGTATTGCAATTGATGCTGTTGTAATTGATTACAACGAGGAGGGCTATGCCGTCACTCTCGGACTTGCGTTCCCAGAAGAATGAACCATTCATTTATGCTCTATTCCCCGTCTGATTTTTCTTCTATGGACCCTGCCAAGCAAGCCACAATGGATCGTTACAACGGCATTTTCTCTCCGCTAGAGATTAGTGCCGAAGCTTTTAAGGCTGCTTACGACACGCCCGATATTGGTCCTCACATCGAGAAGGACTACAAAGGCTTGTCCTATTTGTCCTGGCCTTTTGCCTACCGCTATCTGAAGGAGCATTTCCCCACTTATTTTGTGGCATTTGAAGAAAAGACCATCGGAGAAGTGGTGTTTGGTACGCCAGGTGCTTACTATCTTCGCCCCTACCTCACTGATGGCTGCCGCCGTACTGTTGCATTGATCTTTCCGATCATGGACAGGAAGCACAATTCCATCAAGGAGCTTGATGGTCGCGCTATTTCTGACAACTGCCAGCGTGCTGCTGTAAAAGCTATTGCCACCTTCACTGGCCTCGGTCTGCGTCTTTATGCAGGCGAAGACATCCCCAAAGAAGATGAAAAAGGACAGGCCAAACTCCCGCTCCAACAGGAAGCTCCGAAGCAGGCAGCGCGGACAGGCAAGGCGCCAACGGGAGTTAAAGCTCCTTCTGAATCAGTTGGAGAAGGAGGGAATGCTCCCGCCGATGCAGCAGGGACCAGTGATGAAGCATTTGATGCCAAAACTGCCCTGACCACTATTTGCAAGGCAAATCCGTTTGGTTATGCCGATGAAAAGGCAAGCATGGCTCTTGGCAAGGCTGCGCTGGAAGCCATTGGTTTGTCCCGTGCCACTGAGGTGAAGACGTGGCAGCAGTTTGGCAATGTGGCAGCAGCCATGATGACCGTATGGGCAAAGGAAGAACAGCTTGTTATCACTAAAGCAGAAATGACCAAGGAAATTGACTTGGTGCGTGCTTGTGATACGACAGAAGCAATGGTGGAAGCCATGAAAGCTTTTGTTGTAAAAAAGCCATAGATCTAGCAGTGGCCCGTTTCGCACGGGCCTTTGCTGGAACAATTTGCATTGATGAAAATCATGCCCCTATCGTTAGCCTTCCTTCCAGCCTTTTTGGCTGATGATCCTCTCGGCCTGTTCTTATTAATTGCTTTTACTTCTACGGCACTGGCCTTGCTCATTTTGTTCCTCGCGAGCTTAGTTCTACCATGAACGATTCTTCTCTTTCTCCATGGAAGCATTCATGGAGGCATTCAATAACCAATCGTTATGGCGATCCAAGTTTTGACATTGAAGTGACAAGCTACAAGGCAACTATATACGAAGTTGTCGAGGACTTTGCCTGTTATTTAATGGGCTGTGGCTATTCGCGTTCGCTCATTGTTGATGCCTTCAATGCACAAGCAGAAGAGTTTGCAGATTTGCTGAAAAATGTTGACGAACAGACGGACGCTGATTGATGCCTGCCATGAAGCATTCTGGAGCTTTCCTGACGATACGCTTAGCAGTGACCGTCGTATTGCTGCTGTTCTCCACGCTATTGCTGAACATCCTCTGGCTGATCGCACTTTCCTTTATCAAACTGCACGAACTATTCTCATGCCTGATATTGCAATGTGTACGGGCAACGAATGTCCTGTCAAGGAAGATTGCTGGCGTTACATGGCGCCCTCTGATCGCTTCCAAAGTTATTTTGCAACGCCGCCTTATACGGAAGAGGGCTGCGAGTATTTCTGGGACATGAATGAAAAATAGTGCCCTGTTACGATCTATGTCTCGACGCCCTTTCGATGCCTTCTCTCGCCCGCTACGAACCCAATCGGATCCAGCTCAACGGCAAACGGAATTACGTTTTGAACGGTTTTCCAAATGCCCCAGAAGGCATTGTTTTGCCCTCTGTGACGACTATTGCGAGCGCGTGTTCGCCGCCTGGCAAGATTGCAGCGCTCATGAATTGGCGCAAGAAAGTAGGCAATGAGGAAGCTAATCGTCGCACACGCTCTGCCGTAGAGCGTGGCAACTGGCTCCATGGAGTGCTGGAGGATTTCTGGAATGGCGAGGACATCAACTGCCACCTTGATTCCCATCCATCGTTCGTTCCTTATTTCGACAGCATTGCTAGCTTCCTGACTGGCGTGGCTAGCCCTCTCCTTGTAGAGAGTGCCATTGCCTGGTATTGCCCCTCCACTGAAACTGGCTATTCAGGCACCTTCGACATGCTTGCCACTATGGGCAATGGCAACATCGCTTTGCTTGATTGGAAAACAAGCTACAAGAAAAAGCCTGATACGCAACTAGGCGACTACCGCATGCAGCTCGGAGCCTATTCCCAAGCCATTGAACAAATGTACGGCATTGAAATCAATGAAGCGCATTGCGCTATCGCCATTTACGACCCCGATACGGGCGAAGGGCAAGAAGCGCAAATTGTCAGTCTTGACGGAACTGATCTTGTTATGCAAGCAGGCATCATGACCCAGAAGACCCAACAGTATTTTCTTGAGCACTACCCAGGAGGACGGCCCTTAACCATTTCTATGGACCGTGGAGCTTGACTTCTCGTTTAGTCCCGCTATGCTTCTAGAGCCCCTCCAGGGCCGACCACTCTCCTTCTGAGGAACACTAAATGCCCTCTGGCAATCTTCCCGTTTTCAGCGGCACTGTCGATCTCACCCCCGACATTCTGAATGCAGCCAAAAAGGCTGGTCCCAATGCGCAAGGAAACTACAGCTTCCGCGTGGCACTGTGGAACAACGACAAGCGTGATAAGGACACTGCTCCCCATTTCAAGGGGCAAGTGACTGTCAACAAGATGGAGAATAGCCCTAAGGCTTATTCTTCCTTCTGGCAAAATGGTGAAAGTGCAGGCAGCAGCTTCGCATCGTCTTCCAGCGATGATCTTTTCTGATCCTCTGTTCTGACCCGGTTCTCTATTGTTGTTTCTTAAGGGGCGGCAACGCCCCTTTTCTTTCATGCTTCTCAACGACAAGCAAATCAGCATTCTCGCTGAAAACGACATCATCTTTCCTTTCACTGGAGAGAAGCGTCGTGAACTAGACAATGGTACGAAAGCGTTGTCTTATGGCCTGTCTCATGCTGGCTATGACCTGCGCCTTTCTCCCGAAGGCTTCATGGTCATTGATAACAGCGTGAGCAAAGACTTTCCTCTTGACGTGAAGAGCTTTGATGCGGAGCTGATGGAAGAGCAGAAGCCTCTTCAAGAAAATGGCAGCACGTTCTTTGTGCTTCCTCCTTTCTCCTACGCTCTTGGCGTTAGCCTTGAACGCATCTCGATGCCTAACAATGTGATGGGCATCACAGACGGGAAGTCAACGTATGCACGTCAAGGCACAATCATTAACGTTACGCCAATTGAGCCTGGCTGGTCTGGCTATCTCACTATTTGTATTGTCAATCCCTTGGCTTTTCCAGCAAGGATCTACGCTAATGAGGGGATAGTGCAAATTATGTTTGTCAAGCTTGATGGTGACGTTGCTAGCGCCTATGGCAATGGCAAATACCAGAACCAACAGGCTAAAGTGGCCTTTGCTGCTGTATAGCTTGTGAGCGCTCTCGAAGATCAGTTTCTCGGGCTTTGGCAGGCTCACTATCCAGACCTTCCATTGATCCGGGAATTCAGCGATGTAGAAGCTTGGGATGCTGATTTTCAAGAGCGCTATGCAAAAAGCAAACGCTCAAAACGTTACAGAGCAGATTTTGCACATCTTCCTTCTCGCTCTCTCATTGAAATACAAGGAGGCACTTTTAATCGTGGTCGTCATGTTACTGGCTCTGGCTACGAACGAGATGCCAGAAAGTTTAACCTAGCCATGCTTTGTGGCTGGAAAGTGTTTTTGCTTACTTCCCAAACGGCCAAAGAAATCGCCTGGCTTGAGAAGATTGCTGCCGTTCTGCGAACGTCTTAATGGCTTCGCCTGCTTCTCCTAAAAGCTGATCTGCTGCTTCAAGGTCCATTTGTTGCAATTGCATGGCTTGCCGCAGCTCAAGGTTTTCCTTGACAAGCGAAGTGGTGGCGTCCTGCATGTTGCTCCAACCTTGCATCATGTTCCACGCTACCTCCTTGATTTTTTCAATATCATTGCATTCATCCAATGCTTTCTTATTGGCGACAAGGGCAAAGTCCCTTTCCATGCTCCGTTCAAAAGGCCCCATGGCAGCAATGTAGTCACGTCCGTTGTAGCTTAATGCTACTGGAATGGAAAACATTCTTGACATAGGGCTCTTGTCGTTTGCTTTAGCCTAGCGATGCAGCGAAATGGCAAGCAGTTTGTTTACGCAGTGGACAATGGAAGGAAAGCCGAAAAGCTTGGTACGGCTTCCTTCAGAGCCCTCCCGAAAACGCCAGTGTCCCACATGTGGGAAGTTGGGCAGACCGTCGTGTACGTACAATGTACGGCCGCCGGCTGGATGCCCACGAGCCTATTGGGCACCATTGCCGCCATCGTGAAAGACGGAAGACAAGCAAAAGCCCGCATCGTTTGGCACGCTGAAACGAAGGTGGCGCTTATCATTAGCTTCCAGAGGCTCCGCCCTTTTCTGTTGGTTCATGACTTCCTCTCCTCTTCAAATCATTGATCCCCTCTGTGACGGTATTAGCTTTGTCAGGCTCATTGATTGGATGGGAACTTCGCTTGACATCGTTTGTGATGCGCGGCAAAGTTTCGATCAAGCCTCTTTTCAATGGACTGATCAAGATCAAAAGCTTCTTAACTATTTGGTGAAGCATCAGCACACCAGTCCATTCAGGGGCGTTGTTACTAAATGGCAAGTGAAAGCTCCGTTATTTATTGCTCGTCAATGGTGGAAACATGTCATTGGTGGTACGTATGCCAATGATCAACTGGGCTGGAACGAAAAGAGCTTTCGTTATTGCGAGGCAGATGACGAGACGTACTACATGCCTCGTGAATTTAGGCAGCAGAGCGCCAACAACAAGCAAGCCTCTGCCGGCCCTCTAGAGCCCTCCATGAATCAAGTGGCGATGATCGAATATGCCAAGGCGCTAGAGCAGGCTAAGCAGGCTTATAGGGCTCTTCTGACGCTAGGCGTGAGCAAGGAACAGGCCCGTGGCATCATGCCAATGTCAACGTACACAAGTTTCACGTGGACCTGTAGCTTGCAGGCCCTCCTGCATTTCCTTTCATTGCGCGACAAGCCCGATGCCCAAGGCGAAATTCAATGCTACGCTCAAGCCTTGAGCACTCTTGCTCGCCCTCTCTTTAAAGAAGCCTTCCAAGCATTCGAGGAAAATGGCAGTGCCTTTTGAACAATCTCCTGAAGCCTTCCACCCAGTGGAGCGCCCCATTCATTATGCCAGTGGCGGCTTGGAAGCCATTGAGGCAATGGAAGCAAGCATGACGCCAGAAGCTTTTCGGGGCTTTCTGAAAGGCAACATTCTGAAATACGTTTGGCGCTACGAACAAAAGAACGGCTTAGAAGATTTAGAGAAAGCCAAGTGGTATCTCAATCAGCTCATCTTTGCCCTTGAAACAGATCAAGAGCGCGAAGCTCTTGCCGCCATTGAAAACAACATTGATAATGGCTGCAAAGATGGCGTTTGCCCCATTCCTGGCATTCGTTTTGATCTTCCTCGTAAAGAAGGCGATCTATTCGCGCCAGTAGACGAAGCCTAAGCTGCCTGCCATTCCGTATAGCAAAAGCCCCCAGAAATGGGGGCTTCTTCTTTTGACGGTGGAATGTAATAATCGCGCTCTTCAGCAAAAGCTTCAATATCCTGCAATGAAGTGTGGGCGCTGACGAAGCTATTGTGATGCACCCATGCCAGCAAAAGCTGTTCTCGCTTTTCGCTCCAAAACTTTTGCGGACGCCACCATTCAAAGATAGGCTCCGCTCCTTTCAGAAGATTACAGGACTTACAACTTGGCACTAAATTATATTTCGCAAAATGAGGCCCGCCTTTACTTTTCGGCACAATATGGTCAATAGTGAGCTTCTCATTCCATTGACCACAATATGCACAAGCACACTGTCCAAGCGGACCTCTTAACGGATAATCTTCAAAAATACTCTTGCGGAATCTACGTCTTGCGTCTCCGGGGCGAAGCTCAATGAGGGCATACAATAGCTCATCGGGACCATTCGCTCTAAGCATGGTGCTATTAAATTTTCCTGCAAACAATCTAACCAGCAACAAGCGAATAATGCGCTTTTGCTAATATAAAAACTGCAGGACTCTCCATGGACTTTTTTAAAGAAGGCATGGCCAATTTCGTGGCCACTATCACGGCTGGCATGCTTCTTTCCACGGGAGCCATGCTTATCACTGTTGGCAATCAACAAGCAAGAGTGGCAGTACAAATTGAAAGCGTCACCGAGAAACTTAGTGCTCTTACAGATAAGATGAGTGACATTGAAACAAGAGTGCGCAGCCTTGAGATTAAACGCTAGGCTTTAAGAACATTCATCTTCTAGGAGAATCATCATGACTGGCGTCGAATGGTTCGTTGTTGGCGGCATCATCGTTGCTGCTCTTGATCAAATTATTGAGCGCACTCCCTATAAGGAAAATAATATTCTGCAACTGATTCTGACTGGCCTTAAGGCTATCTTCCGCGTGAAGGACTGAAGCAAGCAATGGCTACTGCCGTTGAAAACTCTTGGCAGGGCGTCAGCCTCCATGCAAAGCGCGTGGGGGCTAAATTCCCTGAGCTAGTTGCAGCGCAATGGGCTCTAGAAAGCGGCTTTGGAAAGCATTTTTCTGGCACTTGGAACGCGTTCGGCTTAAAGGGGCAAGGGACGACGACTGCCACCAAAGAATTTTACGACGATCAATGGGTAGAAATCAAAGCTGGATTTATTGACTTTCCCAGCCTTGCCGCATGCATTGAATACCTAGTTAGCCGTTGGTACTTGGATTGGAAGCAATACAAAGGCGTGAATCATGCGCCGCGTCGTGAAGCGGCTGCAAAAATGCTACAAAGCGAAGGGTATGCCACTGATCCAGGCTACGCTGATAAGCTTATTCGCTTAATGAATCAATACTCCCCATCGCCTTCGGACTCAATGACAATTGAACTTTCTAATGCTGCAAAATACTATCAAGAACTGCGGCATCAAAAAGAAGCATGGCAATGGTTGCAGACGCAATTAACACAAGGTGAGCTGGCAGAATTTGCGAAACTTTATAGGAATGGCGAAGATGAACACAAACCGCTTAATGTTCCATATTTTTCACAACGGGACAATGCATCAGGCCAAGGGGGCAGAGAGTGCTTTAGCAGCTCTTGCGCAATGATGGCAGCTTTCTATGGGAAAGTAAAAGGAGATGATGAATACAATGTCATCAGAGCTAAATTTGGTGACACCACTAATTCATCTGCTCAAATCAAGGCATTGCAAAGTCTTGGCTTAAAAGCATCGTTTTCTCAATCATTTAATCTCGATGCATTGAAAAAGGAGATTGATGCTGGTCGCCCGGTGGCGGTTGGGTGGCTTCATCATGGCAACTATCGTCGCCCCTCTGGAGGCGGCCATTGGAGCGTTGTTGTTGGTTATACAAATGATGCCACCATCCACAATGATCCGTTTGGAACTGCTGATCTCGTAAAGGGGGGCTATGTCAGCTCGGGCGGGGGCAAGCTTGCAGAGTTTCCTGATGATTATTGGTTGCCTCGCTGGGAAGTCAAGGCAAACGATGGATGGGCAGTGCTTATTAGGCCATGAGCAAAGAAAGCTGGTTTAATGCTCTTTGCTACGAAGCGGGACTATGGGCCATCACACGATGGCCCTCTCTTGCTTTTAATCCATGGTTCAAACGACTTATGGAGCATTGTCGTCCTGACTGGGCCGAATGGAAAACCAAAATTGTCATGGAAACCGTTGACAAGCAAACGGCTTCGTTAGTGACGCAATGGGAGCAAGAGGAAAGAGAAAACAAAGCCAACGCCCTCGCGTGGGAAGCTCACAAGCTTTTCCCTGAAGCAAAAATTACGCCCCTCCCCGATGCCATTGTGCCGTCTGTCCTCATTGAAACAGCCCCGCCAGCGAACGCCAGCGAGGCTGTAAAAGCGCTTGGAGGGGAACTGCGAATTACGTACCAGTTTCCCAATTCAGCAGCGCCCTGAGGCGCTTCCATTTGGCAAGTTCTTTCTCGTAATAGTCTTCCCAGCTAGCAATGGCTTCGCTTAGCCCTTTAATGGCAACAGCAGGGTCGTCGTCAGTTAGAAGCTCTTGCAAAGCATCTGCAATGCTATCGGCTTGCTGTTGATACCATTGGTCTTTGAAGGAGTCCATGAGAGGCAGGAGACTGCCTGCATCATAATGGACTTAAGCCCACACCCTCACCGGCCGCTCAGGCCACACTGCATAAACGTCCCATCCGTCTGGCACGTTCCCTCGTAGATTGACGTGCCAGCCATCGAGGACTGTAGGTTCGGTGATGACGTTGCCGTCTTCATCCCATTCACCACCACGGGTGATGGTGCCGATCACATCCAACGCATGACTATGGCTGGCGGTGATCCAAGTGCCGTCTTCTGTTAAGTAGTTAGCCAGCACGGTCTTAGCCGTGGCTTCATTGGGAAAGCGAAGGTAGTGTGTCATTGCGTCACCGCCTGGAGAGTTTCGTTGGGTAGGCGTTGCGGCCAGTAGGTGAGGCGGCGGATGGTGCCATTCAACGGATTTAAACCCGTCCCTCTTGCTCCAAGACGTAACTGAGATACTGTTGGCACTGTTCCCGTGTTGTCGGTACTCACTAATGATCCGTTAATCACAAAAGCAAAATCGTTGTTTGCATAAACCGTGCTTAGACTTTGACCATTGCGTTCATTATTTGTATCAAAACTAGCTTGGGCAACAGTTAACGTAGTAACGCCATACCCCGCGTCTGTGTAACCAGATAAAACACGATAATAATTTTGAATAACATTATCGTTTGTTCCATCACTAATTGCATAGATTCGCGGGAAACCATTAACGCCCCCGTGTGTTGCATTGGTTCTAGCACTTATAAACACCGTCCCCTCATCCTGCCGATACCAACCAGAGAAGTTGCTACCACTAATGCTGGCCACGTCAGCACTGCGGGTGACGGCTGCGGTCGTGGTGGGGATGTAGCTGGTGGGGAAGGCTCCGGCTTCTACAACACATCCCCAGAGAAAAAGACCCTTTGTTATGTCACCAGCATACGATTCAACTCGTGCAGCCGTAGAACTGGTGACAATGTTCCACTGAGCGCGTAATGCTCCAGATGTTGAAGAAGTAGCTGTCACTATGCAGCGATACCAGCCGTTTGGATACGGCCTAATCGAAGCGGTCAACGGCGCGTCAACGGAACCAAGAACACCATTTGCCAAGTCAAAGTTAGCCCTAAAGCCTCCAAGAACACCAGTGGAAACAAATTGCAAGTTTGATCTCTCGCCTGCTTTGGCAAAAATTGAAATTGTATAGGTGCCAGTGGACTGTGACGCTGTATCCTGCCTAATGCTGTGCTCTGTGGTAGTAGCAGCTTCTACAATTTTGTCAGCAGTTGTTAAACCGTCTGGCGCAACAATCTGATTGGTTGAGACAGTTGTATTTGTAGGCGTCCACGTTGTCGAAAAGCCCTCTGACTGCAGCAGCAGATTCGTCCTCTGCTCCTCCACCAACAACCCCAAGCTCTCACCTGTCGTTGGGTTGTGATCAAACCGTGGGGCGCTATTGATCGTACTGGTAGTAGGGATGTATTCACCCACAGTAGACGACTGCTCTAGTTGGGCTCCCCAGAGGAAGATGCCGTTAGTGCCGTTACCGGCGTGAACTGACCGAAACTGAATGCTTGCGGAGGCCGTTGCAGTTGTTGTGGCTGTCGCAATGCAGCGATACCAGTCGTTTCCAACCGACTGAATACTGGCAGAGCCTGTAGTAAATGATGTAACTACGCCGGTCGAAAGGTTAAAAACGGCATTTAGATTGCTACCAAAAGCAGCAGACTCAAAAACAAACCTGAAATCACCAACTTCGCCAGCTTTTGCATAGCAACTTGCAATCCAAGTGGTTCCACTTGTAAAGCTAGTAGATTGGGCCGCATATCCTGCGCTTTGCCCATTGTCAACAATGAGCTTGTCTGCTGTAGTTGCTCCGTCCGGCGCAACAATAGCGTTTGCCGTTACTGAAGAAGTTGTTTTGCTCCAACTCGCATTATCAAACTCCTCACTTCTCAACGCTAGGTTCGTCGTCGCCGTCTTGATCAGCCCATCGCTGCCCACATACGTCCCACTACCGGCGCGGGTGAAAGTGACGAGGTTCTGGCCAGTAGTGGCGTCAACTAGAGACTCGTTATCAGCAAAGCGCAAATCTAATGACGGTACTGCACGAGCTCGGCGCCACAGCTCATTGCGTACCCATGGTCCAGCTAAGACACCACCAGGCGCAACTGCTGCCCGAAACGCTGCTGATCCGCGCATCAGAGACCCGCCTCCAGTGTGCTAACGCGAATCTCATAAGTGGTGCCGCTAGCTGGCGTATAAGCCCCTCGTGTTTCAAGCTCGGCAAAAAGACTAGTCTGACCACTAGCAAGTTTTAACTGCCTTCCCACGTATTCTGTTTGCGTATATAAAGTGCTTCCTAGATCTTGAGGAGTGGGTAAGTCCGCATAACCCATATAAACGGCCACGTCTGCGCTTTGTACATTAAAGGCAGCATTATCGGCAATTCCACTTGGATTTGCGCTATAAAAATGAAGCCTAAAAGCCCCCATGCCGGCTGGCACGCTTGTATTGCCTATAAATAAAGAAGCATTTTGTACGAGCACAAAACCGCCGCTAGGGCCAACGCCACTCAGCGTATGAATGGCGCTTCCCGCAGAAGTGCCTATCACATCGCCAGCGGTATAACTAGTAGTATCTCCGGGACGAACAAAAGATACGATGGAACGATAAGCTTTGCCATCAACAGTTAAAGAGGATCCAGCATCTGATACAGGAAGTGGATTGCCGCTGTCATTAGTAACTTCAACTTGAGCACCAATAGTAACGCCACTAATGGTTACACCACTAGCAAAAGTCACAGGCACTGGACTACCATTAATGTCTCCGCGAATTAAGAGAACTTCATACTGCTCTCCATTGATAATTCTCTGTGCCATGACCGCCAGATTGTTTTATCTTTCTATTGTAACGATAACGGCTATGGAGATACGATTGCTTCCAATGCTGCCACCCTCGCTTCTAGAAGTGTTAGTCGATCAGTGGGCTCCCACCTGCCAGCGCTGCTGCTCCATCCCAGCACGTCTCCATTATCTTTGCTGCCATTAGCCTCCACGTCATGCAAGTCTTGCAAGCGCCTTCCCGTATCCCAGCGAACAAAAATTACGCCATTATTCCCGGAGCTAATTACTGCAGCTACTGCCAGTTTTAAATTAGGGGCATGCGGCTCAACTTTAGTAAAGCCACCAGGAACGGAAGGAGAACACCAGAGAATGTCTCCTTCCAAATAAGCGCTCGTGTTGATTCCGCGAATCTTGCCAAATACAGTGACATAACCATCACTTGCTCCAGCAATTGCTTGGTCTGTTACGCCAAAAAATACATAACCTGGCAGACTCCCATCAGCTACCATCGGAGCCACTTTTAATCTGCCACTTGCACCCAGCGTGCCAGCAAATCTAACAGCAGTTCCCTTGGGAATAGCCACTGTATTGCTTGCATTGCGACACAGTACCATAGTCTCTTGACCAAGGTAATTACTCACTCCATTTTTACCTAGCTCAAGAGTGCCTTCGTCTACGTTCCAAGTAAGTTCGCCTTGAGCAGCTCCGTCTTCAGCGGCATTCAAATCAAAACGCAGCTTATCAACAATGGGTTCGTCGGTCCATTCGCTGTCGTAATCTTGATCTGAGCTTTTAATCAGCAAATCATTCGTCTTACCACCAGGCGCCATGCCCGGCTGCCAGATTTCTAATTTTGTCGGAGACAACGGAGAAGGAACAACAACTGCTCCGTCTTCTTCTTGAATTACAACGTGCGATTGCTGCACGCTAACTGTCACTTGTGTCATCGTCCTGTCAGCCCAAGATTTAGAAAGGCATTGCCTTCAAGAAGATAAAACTTATCGCCGCTTGGTTCTGTAATCAAAATATCGTATTGCCCCTGCTCACTAAGGCCGCTTGTCACACTTGCTTCTAAGCGCATTTTGAACATACCACTAGCTTGTGCTGTCCAAGGAAGATCAAAAGCAGCAAGCTTTGACGTGCCCGTACGATTCCACAACGTGCCACTAGCCGTGTAGCCGCTCATATTTACTGGAGTGCCCGTGCTGTCCTTATATTGCAAAGGTAGTTCAAAAGTGGCCCCTTGATGAATGGTGATATCGTATTTTCCTGGCTCTATCATTTTGATAATGCTTTCTTCCCATTGTAAGCGCAAAAAGAAAGGGCCTTTCGGCCCTTTGCTTATTTGCCTTGTCCTTTGCGAAGCTTGCGTCCGTGACTAGCTTTGCTGTTTTTGCCATTACCCTGGCGAGTCATTTTAGGTTTACCAGGCGTAAAGAGCTTTTGTCCGCTAATGCCTACTTTGCTTCGGGCTGCCATGGAGAAAAGGCGAAAACAAAAGTTTAGCCAGCCCAGGGCAGACCAGTGCCTTTGGTGGGGGCAGCTTGCTCATCAATTTGAGCTTGAAGAGCAGCTTCAATTTCAGCCACTTTCTCTTCACCAAATTTATCGAGCAGCCAGCCCACTACAATTTCTTCCGTGAGATCAGCAAAGGGAATAGTTTCGTCTTCCTCGGGGGCTTCAAGACCAAGGGAGCCATACGCCGAGGCGCGGTAAGTGCCATCGAAGGCCTCAATTGTATAGTGCAAAGTGTATACAATGCCGTTGGAAAGTTGGCGCTCGAGCTGAGCAATCTTCCATTCGTAAGTAGTAGCCATAATTAATCAGGATGGTCTTAGTTAGTTTAAACAATGAAAAAAGAAAAGAACGGCGAAGAACGCACTAAGCAGAGTATTGAAGGTGGTTAGAAGGTCTGGCGATGTTATCCGTGGCAAGCAAACTCGCCATGTAAAGATTCTCGAAGAGCTCGCACGGCTGCCGCACATTCGTCTTTGTCATCAAACGAACCGGCTTTATAAATCTTGTGCTCATGCCACAGTTGTCCGACCCATTTACGCGTTTGCTTGTGCCAACTGACACCCTTGATGCCGGAAGTGCTGTCCTTTCGGAGCTTGGCATTTCGAGTGTTTATCACATGGTTAGCAGCGCGCAAGTTTTCAATGCGATTGTCTAGCGCGTCGTTATTGATGTGGTCTATAAGGTCTACTGGCTCGTTGCCGTGCATTACCCAAATTATGCGATGAACTAAATACCTTTTGTAATTAATTCCAACAGTTAAATACCCGGCACTATTGACGGACCCCACTTTAGATCCGGCTTTGGCTTTGCCGCTTTTTGTGATTCGCCAGTACAAATTGCCATTTTTATATTCAAAAAGTTTATGCAACTCTTCAGTCGCAGGTAGTGATGTTGCTACAGGCATACTATTGGAAGCGACTAAATAGTGTGGTCAAACTCTTCAAGAGCTTTAGCGATATAGAGAAGCCGAGAGCACCTAATAACGCCAGGGCTTTCTTGAAGTTGGTTGATTGCCTCCCTAAACGCAGCGGCAAGAACTGGGCCATCGCAGATACCACGCTCACAGGCGGAGATATCAAAGGCTCGGAAGATTTCGAGTGCTATCTTGGCGCGGGACTCTTGGGCTGCGCGTTTTACCCAGTCATCAGTCTTGAACCCATCCATGCAATCGAGCCAAGGAGCGTCGTCTTTATCGGGGAGGTTGTGTTCAGTCATCTCAAACTCCCAATAAAAACTCCACCCAGAAAAGCGCCAACAACCAGCAAGCCAATTCCTAGTTCAGTCATCGAGCTGCTCCAGTGCGCGGCGAATAGCGCTGCTATCAAATGTCATCTCTTCACACCACTCCTCTGCTTCGTACCTTTCAAGTGCTGCTAGCGCCTGTTCCTTCAAGCTCGACGGCTTGGGGCGGCGGGCGGTCCAGATGTCTTCGGCTAAACGAACACGGTCACTGGTTTCGTCAATGTAGAAAAGTCCTGCCCCATCAATGATCTCCATGCGGCAAGCCTCCAGCTCTTGGTCTGCGCCCCATTGGGCGGCCCAAGTAGCAAAGTAATTCCAGGTGTTCTCATCTTCTTCGCAAGCGGCGGCAGTCCATTGATGCACCAACTCAAGCGGTGGGGTGATGGGATGTTGTTGTGTCATGGGTGATCAGTGGTAATGGTTACTCAGTTTGGCCAAGCTTCATCAGCCTTTTGAAGCAGGTAAGCAATAAAGCGCTCCACCTCTTCGCGGCTTTCAAAAACTTCCGTGTAGTGCGGATCCTCGTTGTTTGCCAGTTTCACAACGCCGTCTTGAACCCACGCGGAATGTTTCTCCATGTGGTTCTCGCGCTGTTCAAGCCATTCGGTAGGCGTGAGCTTGGGGTAAGGTTCTTGGGTCATGGTCTCCAGGGGATCGTGGCCAGGGCAGGGTGTTCACGCACGCCTGCCCACCAACCTTACCACGCTGGTCAAGCCCAACCATCCGGAAGTTCCAGACAGTTGAGCCAGGCAGACTTTCGAGTAGGTCTTCCGGGCCTCAGCACGCCATCAGTACGCAGGGCACACAGTAACTGCCATCGTCGTAGGTGCAGGTGATGTGATTTGAAGTTACCTTGGCAATGGTCTTGCTGCGAATGATGTCGTCGTCTTGTGGCTTAGCGGTACCATCACCAGCGGACATCAGCAGGTCACCACGTTGAACCGTGACGCCTTCAGCAATGCGAATGATGAAATCACCCGTCATCGCGCAGTAGAAGTCGTCCGTGTAGGTGTCGTCATCATCGTCCCATCCTTGGAATACTCCAGAGACGTTCTTGTCGCCTTCAACGTCGCTCACCTTCATGCGGTTGAGCTGCTCGTTGTCTTCTTCACCCCAAGCGCACATCTCATCGATGTTGCTGAGCACGGTGCCACGCAGGATTTCTTCGCGTTCAGCACCACCAGGAAGCTGGGACCAGCGACTTAAGTGAGCACCGTTGTAGCTAACTGTACTTCCTGAAACAGAAATTGCGCCTTCAATTGTTCCGTCCTGATAAAAACTTACTAGTGCTCCATCGTCAGAAATCCTGTTAATTAGCAGAGATTGATCGCCAGACCGCGCTAATTGCATAGCGCCTGCTCTTTCAACCACCACACCTGTAACGGACGTTTGATTGAAAATCAATGTGGTTTCATCGGTGCCAATAGTTACATTTCCTGCGTTTGTAATCCTCATCCGCTCCGTCGGGCTGCTCGCTCCGTCGGCAGTAGTGGAGAACACTAAACGGCCCGGCATGTCGTTAGCGCCGGGGGTGCCGTCTACGGCGCAGATAATAGTTGCAGCTTGAGTATTGGCGTCTGTGCCATCTGCGCCTGAAAATAAAATAGCTCCAAGAGCATCGTCGGCTTGAACAATGGTGTTCGATCCTATTGTTGTCCCTCTACTCTTCGCCAAAGAAAGATAAGCGGCGGCGCCGCCATTTTGATTTGTTGTAATGCCAAGACCCGTAAGTTCGTTTGCCCCTTCTATCTGTGCTTTCCACGTGACTGTTGATGTCTCACGCGCAGTAGACGTGCCAACTAAAAGCTGCCCACTTGATGTGATGCGGGCGCGTTCGGATCCCCCAGTAAGAAATACGTGGTTTCCGGGAGATGACACAGTTCCTGCATAATACTCAAGCTCACTATTTCCATTAGTAGTGAATCCGTATGTGTTACCAGAACTATCAATGTACAGTTTTAGCTTTAAGTTGGTAGATGCCGAAGTAGAGGTGTAAGTTGCGCCAAGGTCAATACAGTCAGGTGTTGCGGTAGATGTCGAAACCAGGCCGCCAAAAGTGAGGGCTTGACGAGGCGTCGTAGTGCCAATCCCTACTTTTCCGTCAGCCTTAAACGTAGCCGCAACATTGTTGCCGGGGTTAAGCGCTATGTCGCCATTTACGGAATAAAGGTCGAGTTTTCCGCCGCTATTGCGTAGTGTTATGTAGGCATTCTGCTCTGTCCCAGAGTTTGTTTGCAGGCGGATTTCAGAGTCTGAAGAGCCCGTATAGATATGCAGTGGCTTGTTAGGGCTACTAGTCCCCAGACCTAAGCGGCCACTGGAGTCCAGGCGCATCCGCTCGGTAGCGCTAGTAAAAAATCGCAAGTTTGCACCTGCAATGCCAAGATCAATCTCGCTTCCTGCGTCGTTGACAGCAGCAATACCATTGCTTGCGTAATCAGAAACAGATGTAAATACAATATGCTTATTAGCGCTCGGCGAAACATCGAGTTTACCAAACGCAGTTGTGGCGCCAACGCCAACATTCCCGCTCGCATCAATGAAGAGTCTCCCAACCCCGTTAGACGAGATGGCTACTTGGTCTGCGCCGGGGGAGTACAGTCCAGAATTTGCGTCCCCGCTGAAAAATAGTCCTGGAGTGGAAGCGCTACCTGCAATAATTCCCAGCGCACCAGTCATGGTATCGCCAGTCGTGTTTACAAATTCACCAGCTTCACTACGCCATGCAGCACCGTCCCAAATCTTGAATACATAAGTGCCACCGCTGGTATCGAGCCATTGCTCGCCCAAGGAATTGCCAGCAGTGCCGCCACTTGCAGGCACGGCATTAGGAGCGCCGCTACCCACATGCACAGGCCCCACTTTTACTAGGCTTCCATTGCTGTCCTTGAAGAACATGCCAGGAGCGCCACTTGCATAGTTGATGGCCACTTGACCATCAACCATAGAAGCAGGATTAGGACGCTTATTAAGCGTCGATGAACGCAGATGCTGAAGAACACCAGCCATGATTAAAGCCTTTCGGGATTACAGAAGACTAATAAGTCTTTCGCAATTCTAAAAGGCTTTATTTGTCATTGATTAGAAAGTTCCTTCATCAATGGTGGCATCAATGGTGCCAGCGGAGAAATTACCACTACTGTCACGGGCAACAATTGCGCTTACAGTGTTGGCGCTAGTAGCAGTGGTGGCGCTGTTGCTAACTTTTCCTGCCGTCGAAATAGTTGATAGCTTGGTATCAGCAATGCTGCCAGCAAGCATCGTATTGGTAACAGTACCAGTGTCTCCAGTGGTAATGACAGTGCCAGTGGTATCTGGCAGTGTCACCACTTTGTCAGAAGTGGCATCGGCAGCAGTGAGTTGGATTTCAAAAGCATTGTCAGTGGCGCCTTCAAACAACAGCGTGCCAGTATTGCCGATAACCATTTCACCAGTAATGGTGCCACCAGTACGAGGAAGAGCAGCATTAGCAAGGTCAAAAGCGCTCTTGACTGCAGTGGCAGTAGCAGCAAGAGAGGAGCTGGTAGTGCTCGTGCTATCAGTGAGCTGGACGCTTCCCCTTACGCTTGTCGATGCATCAGGAATAGAAATAATGGGAGTAGTGCTTCCACTGACGACAGTTAGTGGAGAATTGACGCTCACCGACAAGACGGTGCCGCTAGCTGGAGTGGTCCAATGCACGCCTGGCCCGAAGGCTGAATTAGCAGTCAGCACTTGCCCGTTAGTACCAATTGCCTGCTTAACTAAAGTGGCGCCACTTGCAACAAGAATGTCGCCCTTGGTGTAAGTGCCAGTCCCAGTGCCACCATAAGCAACAGCTAAAATCCCGCTTGCAACATTACTTGCATTGCGACATTCAGTGCTGACTTCTTCTAGGGCGGATTGAACATTTGTGCTTCCTAAATTAGCGGCAGGAGTGAAAGCAACATTAACTGCAGCTTGGGCCGTATAAGTGGAGCTAACATCCACTTCAGTCCACGCAGTGCCATTGCAAAGCAGAATATCGGGCGGTTGCAAATTGCTGGCAGGAGCAGGAGAGACGCCGGTACCTCCACTTTCGACTACCACGTAGTAGCGATTAAATGTGGCGGAAGGAGTGGGAAGCGGTTGTCCAATTGACAATCCGACGGCGGCACCGTCAGTACTTGTGCTAGCAATAATATTGCCACTTGCATTGTAGGTGCCACCAAAAATAATCTCACCAACTGAAATGCCGACGGGATTCCAAACGTTTCCATCCCACAAATAAAGATCTTTCTCCAATGGATTGAAGAAGAATTGCCCAATAAAATCTGCAGATGGCAACGCTTCGCCAAACTGACTAACACTGTAATTCGCCAAGCTAGACGCCCGAACTGCATCGTCTCCAATAAGGCCACTACCAAATGTGCCAGTTGTAATCTTTGAGGCGGATAATTCTGGAATATCGTCAGCCACTAAAGCGGTTTCACCTGCACTGATGTGCCCCTGTGCATCAACGGTAACTTTGTAATAAGTACCAGAGGCTACACTGTTGGCATGATTGAAGATACCACTGACAGTAACGAGACCAGTACCAGCTTGAGCTACACCAAGAGCGCTAGTTGTTGCCTTGGGAAGATCATCTGCAGAAATGGCGCGGAATGCAGGTGCTGCATCACTGTTTCCGCTTGCGGGACCAGCAAAAAACCTAGAAGCTACTTGCGTGTTTAAAGAAGGAACAATAGAGGCGCTAAATGCATCGGGGTACGAAGTGGTAAAGCTGTAAACAGTGTCTCCAGAGACAACAGTTGTCACGAGCCCTGTTTGGCGCTGCCATACACTGCCTGTCCATGTGTATTCGTAGCCATCACTGGTGTTAAACCATTGTTGACCAACGAAAGATCCATTACCAATTGGTGAAGAACCAGCTACTACGGCAGCAGAATTGTCCGCTAATTTTGCGGCCGTTACGCCACTATTTGTAATTTTTGCAGTGGTGACAGCGCCATCGAGAATCTTGGCAGTGGTTACAGCACTATTGGCAATGGTGGCGGCAAATGCTCCAGTGCCTGTACCAGTGACATCCCCAGAAAGCGTAATTGTTTGATCGCCTGTATTGGTACCAGTGGAAGTTCCAGAGAAAGTTCCGTTTTGAGTGGCAAGAGTGCCAAGGCCAAGCGTTGTGCGAATATCAGCAATGGAAGCATCGTCAAGAATTGAACGTGCCGCTAAAGTGCAGGCAATTTCTTCTACAGTGCCACCACTTGCAGATGAGCGACCAAGAATGACATCACTCGTTGTCGTTGCTTGAATCTTTGCATAAGAAACTGCATTATCAGCCAATTTTGCAGTGGTCACGCCACTATCAACAATCTTGGCAGTGCTTACGGAATTACTGGCCAGTTTCGCCTGCGTAACATTTGCATCAGCAATCTTGATAGTTGTAATGCCACTGTCAGTAATTTTTGTAGTGGTAATTGCAGAATCGGCAATGTTTGCAGTAACAATGGAAGAAGAATCATAGTCTCCACTGCCAACTGTGTTTTTCACCGCCAAGGAGCCAAGCCCAAGCGTGGTACGCTGAGTACTGGCATCTGCATCGTCAAGAATGGCGCGGCCAGCAGCAGTAATCGTGGTGGTGGTGTAAGTGTCGGAAGCAGTGGTATAAATGATTTGGCCAGACGCGGTCGTCAGCCCTGCGATTGATGCAAGTGCAGCATCATAGGCTTGCACGTCAGTGCCAATGGCAAGTCCAAGGTTGGTTCGTGCGCCAGATGCCGTAGAAGCGCCCGTGCCGCCATCGGCAATGGCAAGGTCAGTGATTCCACTGATGACACCACCATTGATTGTCGCGTAAGAAATCGTGCCGCTACTAAGCACTGCTGTGCCGCCCGTAATGAGCACGCCAGAAGCAGCCTGGATGGCCATAGAGCCAAGGCCAAGCGTTGTGCGCTGAGCAGTGGCATCTGCATCGTCTAACAATGCCCTGCCGGCTTCCGTCAGGGCGATAGTTTCTACGTTGCCGCTACCAGCACTCGCACGACCGAGAAGCACGCCAGATGCCACTTGCTGAATTTTTGCAAATGTAATTGCATTATCAGCAATGTCAGCAGTGATAATTGATCCATTTGCATAGCTTCCCGATGGGATGGAAGAAGCAGTGATGACAGATCCGGTTAATTCTCCCGATGAAAGAGAAAGCTTGCCGATAGTGACTGCACCAGAAGCAATCTTTGCAGTGGTCACTCCACTATCGACAAGATTGATTGTAGCCACTGCATTGACAGCAAGCTTTGTTTGGGTGATGCCACTATCAACAATCTTGACGGTGGTCACTCCGCTATCAACCAGTTTTGCGGTGCTAACAGAATTACTAGCAAGCTTATCTATGGTTATATTGCCGTCTGCGATTTTAATGGTAGTAACACCACTATCCGCCAACTTTGATGTAATAATTGCACTATCTGCAATATCGACAGAAACAATGGAAGCTGCGTCATAATCTCCACTTCCAACCGTGTTTTGAATGGCCAAAGTGCCCAGGCCAAGAGTGGCTCTCTGTGCGCTGGCGTCATTATCATCTAGCAGTGCTCTTCCCGCTGCGGTAAGCGTGATAGTTTCTACATTTCCACTCCCTGCGCTAGCGCGTCCAAGCAGTACGCCAGATGCTACTTGCTGAATTTTGGCAAATGTAACTGCGTTATCAGCCAGGTCGGAAGTTGTAATGGAGCCAGCGGTATAGCTTCCTGGCAAAATAGAGCTAGCAGTAATTACAGTGCCGCTAAGTTCCCCAGATGCAATATTCAGCTTGCTAATAGTGACACTACCGGATGCCAGCTTGCTATTTGTGACGCCACTGTCAATTAAATTAATCGTTGCGATAGAATTCGCGGCAAGTTTAGACTGCGTAACGCCGCTGTCGACGAGATTAATAGTCGCCACTGCATTGGCGGAAAGTTTTTCCTGAGTGACACCACTAGCGATGAGTTGAGCAGTATTAACGCTACCGGTGGCCATCTTTGCCAACGTTACTGCAGCGTCAATGATGTTAATAGTGTCTACTGAACTACTTCCAAGCTTTGCTTGCGTAATACCAGAATCAGCAATGTTAATTGTCGCTACTGCATTGGCGGCAAGTTTTTGCTGAGTAATACCAGAATCAACGACGTTAACAGTACCCACTGCGTTTGCCGCTAATTTGCCTTGAGTGATGCCGCTGGCGACTAGCTGAGCAGTGTCAACGCTTCCGCTGGCCATTTTGGCTAGTGTTACCGCACCATTGATAATGTTGACAGTATCAATAGAGGCACTGGCTAGTTTTGCTTGAGTGATGCCGCTATCTACAACGTTGACAGTAGCCACTGCATTGGCAGCAAGCTTCGCCTGAGTAATGCCAGAAGCAATGATGTTAATAGTCGCCACTGCGTCGGCAGCAAGCTTCTCTTGTGTAATGCCACTACCGATAAGCTGAGCAGTGCCAACGCTTCCACTTGCCATTTTGGCGAGGGTTACCGCCGAATCGGTAATATTGACCGTACTTACGGCATCGGCAGCAAGCTTGGATTGAGTGACGCCACTGCTAATAATATTGACAGTTCCCACTGCATTGGCAGCGAGCTTTGCCTGCGTGACTCCGCTATCAACAATATTGACAGTAATAACAGAATTGCTGGCTAGTTTACCTTGAACGACTCCGCTAGCGGCTAATTGAGCGCTATCAACCGCTCCGTTTGCAATCTTTACCGTGGTAATATTGGCATCAGCAATCTTTGCAGTAGTAACTGCATCATTATTGATTTTGCCAGTTGTGATGGCCAGATCTTCAATGAGGGAAGTGTTAATGGTATTGCCAGTGGCAACAGCGCCAAGAGAAAGCGTTGAACGTACTGTCGTGGCATCTGCATCATCTAGCAGAGAGCGAGCAAATGAAGTGCAAATGATTTCCTCTATATTTCCCGCGCCCGCACTGCTTCTTCCTAACAGGCGATCAGTGGCACTGACCTGCTGAATCTTGTCGTAAGTAAGAACATTGGTTCCAATGGCCGCTGCGCCAAGTTTCGCTACGCTTGCCTGGTTGATTTTTGAAATATCCAGCGTAGAAGCGTCTGCAAGATTAAAGCCTGCTTGAATCAGGCTCTTCACTTGCACTTTTTTTGTCTGACTAGCACTTACGTCTGCAATAGGCAGTACGTCATTAGACGATACGCCTCCCTGGGGAAGTTCTACAAGCTCCGTAATTCTTTGATCAGCCATTGCAGGAAGGTGCGGGTCTCAATACAGTCTAGTCTTAAACGATATTAGCTATTATCAGTCGGTTATTTCCTGAAGCAGATAATCAAGGCCCTGTTCGATAAAAATACGATCATCGTCTTCCTTGAGGATGTATTCCGTAGGCACTCCCACCCTCAATTTGAAATCTCCGGTAGTAACAAAATCAATTGAGCACGCGACTAAGGCATCAGAATTGACCGTCACTCCCGCTCTCGTTACTACTGCCTCAATGTCATAATATACTTCTTCTCTGAACGACGGGGATTTATCAATGGAAGAAAGAGAAAGAAGTGCCTTAAAACTACTGCCAACATCCAGTCGATTAATCACTTGCAATAAGAACAACGGTATTTCCTCATTGCCCACTGTTTCATAACTAAATAGACATTCGATGCTGCCATTGCCACTTAATAGTCCGGCGGAATATTGTTGCTTGAACCTATCGGACAGGCTAGTTGTCTCCATCGCGGCCCTATCTGTATTGATCTCAAAAGAGGTGACAGAACCAAGCGTGTTGTATCTAGTGTCCCTGATTGCAACTGTTATTTCAATGGGTTCTCCGTAAAAAGTGGCAAGCTCGTATTCGTCTGCTCTCTCGTTATTTACTGCATCGTTAAAGTTTTCAAATAAGCGTATACCGCCTAAGGCATTAATGTTGGCATATGCGCGTGCGTTGTCTGAGAAAATATAGTCGCCTAGCCTAAATTCGTCATATCCGTCGGGAGGCAAATCTGAGCTAGTTGTAATATTGTCATCATTCCAGCCGACAAGACCGGCTGTGCTTCCAGACGCCCATACCACTTCGTCATAGCCGTCTACCGGCTCTCCTGGAATACTCCAAAACGATGGGGGCAGAAAAAGAAGACCACGCGGATCCTCGGTCGTAATTTCAAGAAGATCTCCAGTAATTAAATTGTCGTCACCACCTTCAAAACTAAATCTATTTAATACAGTATTGACATCATCCGGCGAAACAATGGCAGTGAATGTATTTTCACCACCACGCTGTAGCTTGATTGCGCCTGTATGGCCAACAAAAAATGTCATCTCGCTACAGCCTTAATTATTCCATTGTATCTATACCCAAAATCAGGTGGTGCCAGTAAGCACAACAGAAGTGAGGGGACCGTTGATAGTGAAGTTGAATGAAACAGTTGTTAGCTCATCAGTGGAAGAAGAAATGCTTGCACTGTTGATAAAAGCATCAGCGGCGAAGGTTTGACCAGTACCCACTTCAAAAGTAAGAGTGACTTCATCGCTATCAGTAATGGCACCAGTCTTGGCGATCTTCTCAAGAAGATTAGTTGTATCGGTGGTATCGCCGTTGTAATACGACAGAGAAGCACTACCAGTTGCGCTAAATAATCCCGGAGTGAAAGTATTAGCTGTATCACCAAGGGAAGTGGTATCCAGCATGTTGACGGACGTATCAAGCGTCCAGTTCTTTACCTTGGAAACCTCGCTTCCACCAAGGCGAAGCTTACCAGTGCGACCAGTGTAAAAAGGCATTGCTCTAAAGCTTTTGTTTTAATACTAGCAAAATTCTAATTGATTAACCAATAATTTTGAACAGACTTGGATCTTGCCGCGCAATTAGCGATCTGGTCTGGCCATTAGATTCTTCGCAAGGATGCTCTATTGCCTTGATAGTCACCTCTCCTTCTTCGCTCATCTCCACTTCGGTCACGCGAAATACGCGTTTTTGAGTGAGTAATAAACCTAGTACGAATAACCACCCTTTATATTGAGCCAACGCAGTCGCTTGGCCATTAGAGACAACGATGGAATTGAGACGAGCAGTAGCTGATGCACCATCGTAAACTAAAACTGAGAACGTTCCGTTGATGGGGCTTTCTGAAATCGGAGCATTTAACACTCCCCCCGCTTCAATAATGCCACTGCTAATATTATCCCAGCGATTTTCATCTGTTTGCACGTAAATGTAAGAGCCCGGCTGTACTGGCGCTTCTGTTGGGAAGGTTTGAAACTCTATTGCTCTCTTAATGTGTCGTCTTTGCAGGCACATTAGCATTCCATAGTGCAATGCTTGCGTACGAGAAGTGACGAATTGAGATAGATCGAAAGTCGCTCTACGTGCATTGGCGTCATCAAATTCAGAACCGTCTTCATTTAGCTTTAGAGACACTACAAGGCTTGTATTCTTAGGGAATACGCCTTCTCGTTCGGGGGCACGATAGATGACAGTAGCAACTAAGTCCTGAGTGGAATCTCCGTAGTCCAAAAATTCTTCTTTGTAACTGTCTTCCAGAATATTGCCTTGATTGAACAATGCACTAATTGTCACCACTCTATTAATGCGTCCTGTATTGTCAGTGGGCAATGCGGGAATGAGCGTATCACGTCCACCAATTCGAGCCAATTCAAGCATGCAGTAAGGGGCCGTTTCGGCCCAAAATTCGCGCCATGATGAAACATCGGCAATCACTCCATCCATGTAATAGCCCATGGTCTTGTTCATTTTCTTGGCAAATGCAAGCTTCTGCAAATCCACTCCATTGATATTTGCAAATTTGCCAATACCATTCTTGGGATCCAGCAGCGTGTCAAGGAAGATGTCCGAAGCAAAATTGCTGGAACCATCGGGGCTGGTAGCATAAGTACCAGTGCCCTCGTCGATCCTTCTCACGCGCTTTCCTTTAAGAACAAATGCGCTCAGTGAACGCAGACTACGCACGCCCTGCCCACTAAAGCAATTAAAGCCAATAAGAGTAAGGTCTTGATAAATAGTAGGAAAATTTACGTCATAGTTCAAATCTTGCTGCTGTTCAGTTACTGCCGTGATTTCAAACTCGGGACCACTTTCGAATGAAAAAGAGATATTGGCATCAGATGAACATGCCTTAATCACTTCTTTCGATCCAGTTGTCTTATCGCTATCAGTAATTAACGATGGTGGATATAAGCACCATTCGTCAATTGCGAAAGGGCTTTTGTTGCGAGGGGGAAGATTGCTAGCGGCGGGCTGCCTATTGCTGCCATAAAATTTTATCTTTCCAATGCCGCCTGGAATGTCAAGCGTAGAAATATTTTCTACTGTTTGACCAGCAGACAAATAGACAAAAGGAAGCGTTCCGTGCTTCCTCATTTCGGAAGGCGTATCGAAGACCGGTTCAAACCTAAAGGACCAACGCTTAGACGAATCAGGCGCTTCAAAATACAATGGGAAGAAAAAGTCATTATCGGCAGCTCGCCGTAAAACAAAAAAGCGTGGCACCAAAGACCATTCAGAAGCAGTAACTTCTTTCACGAACATTAAGAAGAAAGCGCTGCGATGCTTTAGCCCATTGTCTGACTGTCTATAGTTATTGACCGTCACATCTCCATATTGTTTTTGTCTTCCTTGTATGCGCATAAATACTTTGCCTCGAATGGCAAAATTAACTACTTTGCAAGTAGATATTGTTTCGTATGAGGCTTCTTGAATTTTTGTTAAGCATTTTGTAACCAAGAAATCGTTAAGTCCTTCTGGGTTTGCAAGTGTGGCCTTGATTGCAGCAATTTGTGCGTCTATAGCGGCGATTTGTCGATTTATATCAGCGTTAAATTTATCAATTGCCGCTTGGTCAATTTGAATGACGGAAGCAATGCGATTCTCTACTTCTCGCATTGTGTTGCGTACAGCTCTTAAGATTTGCCTTTCTTCGCGAGCACCAAGTGTTCCTTTCCCTCTTCTATCTTTAACGATAGGGGCAAGGTCGGTGTTATTGATCACCGGAAAACCAGCTACGCTTGAAAAGCTATTTTGAATATTATTGACAACACCTTCAAGCTGAGAAAGATAATTGAACAATTTTTGATCTGCAAACTGATCTTGCTCTACCAATCGCTGCAATCTAGCGCGATTTGCGCGCAGGCTACCCTTGACTTCAGCAATTGTTACACGCTTTGCAGCAATTAATGTGTTTTTATCCCTGTCAGATTGATTTGTTTTTCTAATTTCAGTGATGTCTTCCCGAAGCTCTTCAAGTCTATTTTCTTCCGCGCCAATTTGCTTCGCTAACGCTGTGCCCCTGTCCGAAAATAGATTTTCATTTGTCAGCACAAATTCATCCAGTTCTGCTCTATTAGATTTATTAATACGCTTATACATGATCATATCATCAAGCAGCATTTCTAGCTGGTTGTAATATGAATTAAACGCATTAAACGCCAACTGTTGCGCTGCTGTTAGTTTTTGTACGGTAATTGTAGGATTCAATTCCTTTGCTAATTGTTCTTTTTCTGCAATCAATGCAGGAACTTTAGAGCTAAGCTCATCTTCTTGCTGCAATGTACTACGAGTGCTATAGTCTTCTTCTGGACCAAAGCCGCTTTCAGTGCATTGCAATGTCACATTCAGAGCAGAATTGTTTAAATCTTCGCTCCCACTCATGCCAATCACTTTGAATTTGGCGCTACCAAGCTTGTAAATACTGGCACCATCAATAGAAGAAGCAGCGACCAAGCGATCCTCCTCCGCTGCTTTTTCCGCCAAGTCTCCCTTGCCATCAGTTTTTGCAATACGCAATTTCAGTTGCTGCCCAACGGGAAATGGCGTGCGAGTACTACCGTATGTGCCCGGCCAATAAATCCCCTTATCCTCCATTTCAATTTTGTTAGGACTGCCTTTTGGGGAGCCATCATCTTCCCGCTCAAAAATATTTACATTAATTGGAATGGGACTAGTAATCCCAAATTCAGAGAACGATGAAGGAGAAAATGCTTGGCTAAAACCACTAAATGATTCAGTGGAGACAATGTAGGGTCGATAAGCAAGTTCACCACCAGCTCTACCTGTGCGAGATGGATCAGACGCATCGTTTGTTGGTCTTAGAAGATTATTAAAAGTGACGGGGCCGCCATTGCGAAAATATAACCAATTGCCGGCATTGACAAATTGCCTGAGTGGCACTTGTCCAAAGGCGGTGCGACTAGGAGCAATTTCTGTAATGTCAGAACTGCCGATAGTGGCAAGCATCTGCATGTATTGCTTGCCGCCATAGCTATGCACAGCAGACCATAGCAACGACGAAGCCACTCTCACTCCGCCATCGGGATTAGTATCAATGTCTGTGTAAACCAAATTAACAGGATCGCCATATTGCGCTAAGTCTTGAGCGCTATCAAAGCCGAACCTAGGGCTATATCTGCGCTCTCTACGACCAACGCCTGCTCTTGCTTCTTGAGGAATCTGTGGACGCGGCATCAACAGCGCAGACGCTACTGATGCAAGTGTTCCTACGATGGAAAGAATTAAGGCTACGGTGCCAGTTTCTAAGCCATTGCGAATATCTAAAACGCTGCCATCTTTGATGTCCTTATATTGCTCTTGATAAGCAATAAAACGAAAATAATCTTCTTCTGTAATGCCAAGAGTGTCAATCAAGGCACGTTCGTAAGGAAGAAGGCGTCTCATCACTTAATATCAGGCAGCATTGCAAATAGCTTAATCGCAGAAAGAGATGGTTCGGCCACCCAGAACGACCTTGCTCCTTTTGCAATGATAAGTATCCCCCTATCATAAACTACTCCCACCGCCAACTCACCACTAAGATTCTTCATTATTGCTACATTGCCATCGTTTAATTCTGTAGTCTTCTTTCCGTTGGTCAGGAGCCATCGCATAATGCGAGGCATTGGCAGATTGCCTGCATCATATTGATCATACGCCCATTGAAAATCTTCCTCGTAATCATGAAGCCCTAGCCGTCTCCGTGCTTCACAAACAAGCATAAAGCAATCACTTTTGCCATGACCATCTGCGGGTCGAGCCCGTCGCTCGTAAGACAGACCAATTAGATCATTGATCATTGCAGGATCAAATCAGAGTTCAATGGGAGAATGCCTGCATTTTGCCTGGATAATTGCTGCCCTGGAAATCCAGCGCCCACGCTATCCATTGCGCTCCTGAAGCGTAGTTCAATCGTAGTGTCACTAAATGCAGCACCCACACCGACATAGTATTCCACGTATTGACTGGTCACTGTATAAGCTGCATAGTTCGTCAAGTCCCCACTATTTGCCATCCATACTGTCTTAAGCTCTAGAGTGCTAAGCCTATTGCCTTCTGCATCTTCCACCATTGCAATGGCAAAGGGAGAATGTGGAAACAAAAGCTGCAAAGCAGGGTTATCTCCTCCTAATGCAGCAGTGGAACCCTGCGCTTGAAATGGCGCATGACGATACGAAGGAGAAGCGCTACCAGGAATTGCTACGGCAGTAAAATCCTTGCCAAAGAAATAGTTCTGATAGTAGTGCGAGCGTCCATTTGCTGTTTGAATGAAAGCAAAATGCGCCACTCGAATTGCTGGCATCATTGTAATCAGGCCCCGGAATAATCAAGCTCGCCAATCAGGCTCACTGTAACAGTGCTTCTTCCATTGAACACACTTTCAACTTGCGGAGGCTGAGCGTATTCCCAGAGAATACTGGTTGGAGCTTGTACAACGCCGCGAAGGCTATCGCTCATGCCAGAAAACGTATCATTGGGCAGAGTAAAACGCGTGTAGTTTCCGGCTTGTCCGTAATAATGATCAAGAATGAGCTTCACATTAGCATCAGTGATGTTGGCAAACTCTAGTTCGATGGAATGACCAAATGAACGATTGCCAAAGATGCGCTTTACAGTGGCGCCAGAAAGACCTCGATAAACTTTCGTAGGGAATTGTCCCGGCGCATAAGAGCGTCTAGTCGGTCTGATAGAAGGAAAAACTGCCATTAGCGCATACCAATGCTAGAACGAGTGGAGGGGCTTTGTTTGATTTTATCTAAAGTCATTGCCATGCCTTGTTTTGCTCCCCCAGAAATGGAAGCACGACGTGTTTCTGCCATGGCCATTTCTAACTGCTCCCTGCTTACATACTCTACGCCATTGATCTTGGTGGTTTCAAATTTCATATTGAGAGAAGGAGCGGCAGGCATGCCAGGGGCATTGCCTCCCATTAGATCGCGAGCAGACTTGCCGCCGAGCTGCACGGGAATACTTCTGCCATCGGGAAGGGGAACAATGGCCTCGTTGTAACGTCCTTCGCCTACAAGGCCAAGAGTGGGACCAGAGACAGCTCCTCCATTGGCGAAGGCACGGAAGGGAATAAAGCCACCACGGGCAATGCCACCATTGGCGAATGCCATGCCAGGAGGCAATGCTGATGCTGGAATGTCTACGCCTTGAACAATGGCAGATGCTCCGCCTCCACCTCCAAACATGCCTGCAATATTACTAAATCCACCCAAGAGACCACCGACACTGCTCATGATCATGCCAATGCCACCAAGAGTGTTAGCAAAACCGCCTTCTTTCGTTTGGTTAATACCAGCAGCAATGCCCATAATTGAGCCCGCAGCAATGCCAATGCCTTGCACTGTTGCGCCCAGTGCTTTTTGCCAATCAATGTTAGCCTCTTTTGTTTTTTCTGCCGTTTTATTGACAGTTTCGGCGACGCCTTCTGTAGCAGTGTTCAGGTTTTCAGTGGCAGCACCGATTGACTCCTCAAATTGCATTCCTGCGGGCATCTGATCAATTGGCACGTCAATACCTTGAACAATGGCCGAAGACATGGCTCCAGGAAGAGCTTGAGCCTGTTGATTACCGGGAGCAGCGCCAACCATTCTGTCAGTATTGTTTTTAATGTCTGTTTGTATTTGTTTCTGCGCTTGTAGTTCCTTTAATTGGGCTTCCATTGCAGAAATAGTTTTTTGCCTTTGCTGCTCCTCGTTTGGCACTCCAAAAATTGCCCCTAATTGGTCTTTAAAGAACTTTTCAACTGGCTGCATTGCAAAGTCAAAGAACATAGTCAATGCCTGATCAGCTAAAGCTTCTTGTGCTTTTTTAAGCGCCTCAACTGAATCGCCGCCCTTGGCAATCTCTTTAAACATGTCTTTATAAGTGCCAGTTACACCTTCTACGGATTGATTAATGCGTTCCGATGTTTCTTGCAATGCTTTCATTGCGTCAGCGTTCTTCATTGTTGCGATAGCGCTTTCAAGGGCGGCAATTTGATATTGTTTTTGTTGTTCTGTTAATTTATTAAGCTCGTCTTTATTTTGCGCAATGGCTTGAGTGTAGAACTGAAGTGCTTGCTTTTCTGTTTCGGTCAATTTGATCCCTTTCTGCTGTCTCTCTTGCAACGCAGCCACTTCCTTTTCGTATCTTGCAGTTTCCTCCGTATTGTTCTTAATTCTTTCTCCCATTTCGTAATTGGTCTTTGCCAGGTCTTCTTGATATTTGATGTATTCTTCTGGCATTCCCTTGAGCTGCAAATCATTTCTAATCTTCAGCAAATCATTTTCTAATCGTTGCTGAGCGACAGGAAAGATTGCGTCAATATTACCAGCGATCAAAGCCTTTCTTTTCTCAAGTGCTTCAGTAGTCGCCATTACGGCTTCACGAGTAGCTTTTTCTGCTTCCATATACATTTGTGTTTGCTCTACTTCCAATTTGCCACCAGCCTTCTCTGCGCGACGCTGCTGCGTATATCCACCACCGCCAATACCAAGAATGGATTGAACCTTGGCTGTAAGCTGCCTTTCCTGTCCAACAGGCACCTGTGCGCCAGGCACGTCAAACGCGAGACCCGAATAATGAGCAGATCCGGGCGTGTGACGACCAACTGAACTGCGTCCCTTGAATTCCGTTACTTGCACTCCGGCCCTTGTAAGCTGTTGATACGCGGCTTCAGCTAATGCTCTAGACGCAAATGCAAGGTGCTCGTGATAATTGCCGCCACCATGGTCGGCCTTGTAATAAGGACTAGAGGGGTCACCAGTAATGTATTGAGTGATGCCGCTAGGTAATCCTCTGCCACCGGGGCTTGCACCGCCTTCTGCTGCGGCGGCGGTGCTTTGCGCGGCTCTATATTCAGCGATGGCTTTTGTAGCATTTTGCTCTGCTTTCCGCACGATGTCAATGCGGTTAAGTTCAAGCTTTTGTAAATCCTGTTGGAATTTCTCTTGACGAGCTTGAATGGAATTTAGACCAGCAAGCTCGTATTCGTTGCGAGCATCAATGAGGTTGATTTGATGTTGGAATCCCAAGTCGTCCAGCGCCATTAAGCCTTGCAAGCGGGCTTTATCTAAAGCGTTTTGCCTATTAGCTGCGTCAATAGCAAGTTGCTGCTGTTGATTGGCAAGCTTTTCTGCGTCATTTTTTGCTTTTTGAGCGCCTTTTGCATCGCCTTCACCGGGTGGAATTACGCCAAGCACGGCAGGAGTTTTAGCTTCTCTTTCCGCAAATGCCGCTCCTTCTTCACGATATCGAGCCTCTCCTGCTAGTCCTTGCAATTTCTGAAATGCGCCTGGAATACGAGTCGGTTGCACTTGTAGTGATCCGCGAACATTGGAAACAATAACTCCAGCGTTTTCTAGGGCTTTTGCCTGCTGTCCAGTGACTTGAATCCAGGCCTTGCCTTTCATCTTTCCCTCTTCGATTTGCTTATTAAGGGCTTCTAGACTTTTTGCTCCTCCTTCATACTGCTGAGCTGCATTGCGTGCTTCTGTCTGCGACATTGCGCGAATAGCCTGAGCGGCTCCCAATGCCTTATTTTTAGTTTCTGCCATTTGAGCATTCAGCGACACGATTTTTTCGATAATCATGCCAATGCCCATCACAACAAGCCCAATCATGGTGCCAGTAAATGCAGTGCTAAGGGCAGTGCCTACAGTCCTAATCTGCCCGGCCGTAACCTTCGCAGTTTGACCCGTAAGTTGCATGGATAACTGAAGAGCCTTATTAGCAGTTGCGCCTTGAATTGTTGCGGCTGTATAGGCAACAAAAGCTGGTATAGCACGGAGGAAACTTGCAATCATTGGAATAAGTGCTTGCAAATTTAAAGCTTGAATTGCTAGCGTCAAGGGCAATACAGCAGCATAAATGCGCAGCAAGTAGCCGACAAACGGATTTCCTGCAATTTCAAGAAAGATTTTTCCTATGTTCAATGCAGTGGCTGCAAACTGCTGGAAGATAGGGAGAAGTTTTTGCACATTTTGGCCGATGCCGTCAAAAGCTGGACGCAGCCTTTCAAGCTCTTGAGCAATAGCAAATCCGCCAGCAGTCTTAGCTGCAGTACCAGTGAAGAATGCGTTGAGTCCATCAGTGAGCTGTTTAATTCCATTTGTCATTGGAACAACAACGCTATTCAAGAATCCCACTGCAACTGGCTCGAATGCCTCATAGAAAAGAGTCATTGAGTTTTGCATGCGATTCATTACACCTTGGAATGTAAGAGCAGCACCTTCGGCGCCAGGACCAAATCCCTTATTCATTACGACAGTCACGTTCTTTAGTAATGCAACCATCGCTTCTCCCTTATAGGCGCCATCTTCCAATGCGGCAGAGAAATCTTGAATGGCCTTTGGTCCCTTGAATCCTGCAGCTTTTGCAAACAATGCCATCGCGCCAGGCAGCACGTCACCTAACTGCCCCTTGAGTTCTTCGCTCATCACCTGGCCTTTGCTAGCCATCTGAGCAAATGCATAATTCACGCGATCAACTTTATCTGCACTCATCCCAAAAGTGGCAGCAGCCTTTGTAATGCCAGTGAATAAGTCCCTGATTTCATCTCCACTAAAACCAGCAGGAGCCATGGAAGCGTATAGCTTAGTGAAACCATCACGTGCTGATTGTAAAGGCACGTTATATTTTTCCATGAGCCCAAGCAAAAGCTCATTGGACGCGCGAGCTTCTTCAGCAGAAGGCGTTACTGCATTCAATGTATTTCTAAAGCTTTGTAACTGCCCAACTGCTGCGCCTACCTGCCCAGGAAGACTTTGCAGGAATCCCAGTAATTTATATGCTTGACCAAATAGCAACACTTGCTTAGTGGCGAAACCGAATTCATCACCAAGCTCTCGGATGGTGCCAGCACCGGGAAGGTTAATGCCTCCCATGGCACGACCAAAGCCTCCCATTCCGCCAAAGCCACCAAATCCGCCGCCTCCACTCGGAGGCTGTATGCCACCGCCTGCTCCTCCAGCTATTGCTGGCTGAGGAACAATGGCGCCGCCTGCCGCGTAGGGCACAATTGCACTGGCAGGACGTGCTCCGCGATATGCGTAGCTATAAGGCGACGGAGTGCGTCCTGCACCACCACCAATTACATCCATGCCGCGCAAGTCCGAACGCATGCGGGCTTCACGTTCTCGACGTGCCATCATTTCGGCACGGGTTTCGCCGCCAACTGCACCTGCCGAATAGACACTAGGAGCGCGACCCACGCCAGCAGGAAGTAATCCAGCAATGCGACTAGGACCAAGTAATGGTTGCTGTGATGCTGCAAGGCCAATACGAACGCTTCTAATTTGTTGTTTAATAGAATCAACAAAAGCATAAGCAGCACTTCGCATGATGCTTTGCATTTCATTGCTTAATCCAGTGGGCAAATATTTTTGCGCACCAAAAGCAGTACCAGGCAATGCAGAGGCAATAGCGCCAGGTGGTAATGCCCTGCCTGTTCCAGATGGGCCAATGGGAATATTGCGAGGCGGAATGGTTGACGGAAAATTAACCCCAGGCAATGCACGCCTTTGTTGCATTTCGCGACGAATTGTTGCTGGATCCATGCCCAGCATCTGAAAGAGCCCGCGAGCAAATGTATCCAGTACTTTATTCAGCCCGCTTCTATCCGGGTTTCTCATTACCGCCTGAGGGTCAAGATACTTAGTGATAGCCTCAATGCTTGCCTCCTGGACAAGCTTATTAATCAGTTCGGTAGCAGTGTCACTCTTGTATTTTGAATAACCACCCACTCCAACTTGCTTGGCAATATTTTTAAGACTTCCGATGCCTTCTCCTGTGATTGCTGTGCGGAATTGTTCGCGTCGCGCGGATTCCGTTACGCCACCACCAGACATTCGCTCCGCACCCATGCGGGCAATGTCTTGCATCTTCCTTGCCACTTCGGCTTGGATTTGAGCAGGAGTTTTTGCAATGTCAACTTCCGCCTTTATTTTGATTGCAATACTTCCTAGCTTTTCATTTACCGCTTTCTTGAAATCAGAAACATCTGCATTATTTATTGATGCTTTAATACTCGTAGGAACGCGGAGTTTTCCACCGCCCTGTTTAATTTTTTGATCAGACTGAATACGATCCTCTATCGCATCTAATACGTTCCTGGCCTCTTTACCAGTGGCGCCATTTTTAATTGCGACAGTCACTTGCGCCTGTTTTGCCAACGCCTTGACAAATGCAGCTATGTTCGGTGTAGCAAGCTTTGTCGGAAGCTGAATTTCCCCGCCCCCCCCAGACACAATATCCCTGCGAATTTGCGCTCGTATCTTGCGAATTTTTTCTTTGCTAAATTTTTCAATATTGGCCGAAGCATCGATACTTAGCTCAATCTTTTCATCCTTGAGAGCTTTAAGAGTCTTTTGAAAATTTGCAACTTTATCTGTTAAGGCATTAAGGGTATTGCTCTCAATTTTTACGTCAAATGACTTCTTGCCCCCCAGATAGCGAGTCAGTAGTCGATATTGATCTGCAATACCTTTTTTATTGAAACGAACATTAATATCAATCGGCTGCCCTGCAAGGGAAGACGATGCTTTCTGTAATTCCTGTCTGAAGAAATTAAGGTCAAGACCCACTTTAAGGGTCATATCAGCATTTTGACCTGCCATCTTCAACTGCTCGTTATTGTCTTCATTCTATAATCATTGATCCTGATTACGCCCAGCAAAAGCTTT